TGACCGATCTTGCCGATAGTTACCCAGTGTTCATTGGACCATGTGTGACCGCCATCGTCTGACCAGCGCAGCATAACTTGCGGGTCAGAGCCTTGGCCGGATACCAGCCCAACGCCGCTCTCCATCATCACCTGCAAGGTGTGGTGTGCCGTGCGCTTGAGGTTGTTCTGGCAGCGTAGGTCTCCAGATCAAGTTCGTAGATGGCCGCTGTCTCGTAGTCACCAACGATGGTGTGGTTCTGGAAGTTGCACTGGTTGTTAGCCCGGTGGCGGGTGAACTCACCGTTCACGAAGCCCGCCCGCTCATGCCACGCCTGGGTCGATGCGTCATAGACCCAGGTGGTATTGGCGCTGGGGAAGTTGAGCACATAGAAGCTGTGGCCGTCTTGCTGGTAGGTGTAGGCCACCGCATCAGAGACATCGGCGTACTGCTGCATCTGCCACTCGACGGCATGGGTTGAGACACGCTGACCGACGTAGCCAGAGGCTTTGTAGACCATCGGACCGCCTCGGGCATCCTGACCTAGCCAGTAGATCTGATTGTCCATCTTAGCCGCGCTAAACGGCGCTGCGCATCCGATCTCGTTAAAGGCACCCTGGATGCGCGAAAGTGGGAAGTCAGCGTTGCCGCTGTTGTACCAGACCTCGGTCGAGTCGGTGCCGAACACCCACAGCTCGCGGTGGTCAGCGATGATGCAGGTCACACCGTCTGGGGAGCCTTCAGCGCTGGCGAAGTCGAGTGGGTCAACGCTTGTGCCGTCCAGCAGGGCTGTCACCCAGATACGCTGGCTATTAGGCTCGTTGAACACAAAGTAGCCGTCAAGGTAGGCTACTGTTGTCGCGCCTGGGAAGTCCGGGTCTGTGATCTGAGCGAAGACATCGGTAGCTTCGTTGTAGATGTAGCCCGTAGCGCCCGCAGCGATGAACAACTGGGTGCCGTTGTCTGCGATGGAGACAGGGCCAGTGCCGCCCACGGTGCCTAGTAGCTGAGGCGTGGCGTCCAGGCCAGTGAGCTTGTAGAACTTATCGCCCGATACGACATAAAAGTCAGGTGTGCGCGTCTGGTGCGACCACAGCCCACGGATGGAGGTGTGCGCGTCTGGTGCGCCCACAGCCCACGGATGGGGCCAGTGCCGACGTATTGCAGGAATCGCAGCCCAGGCGCTCGTTGCAGGAACGCAGGCTCAAGCCCGCCCTCCGGCACAATTTCCGGAAAGAGGTTCACCATCCGATTGTCGGCAGCGTTGACACTGCGGGCAACATAGGCACTGCCCAGGATAGGCGATTTCATTGCGGATACCCGGTGTATACGTTGAAGCGGCTACGGTTAGCTATCAGTGCATAGGGCACAAACAGCACGTCGTTCGGGTTGTTGATGCGCTTGAGGTTGCGCTTGGATGTCATGGCGATGCGCTGCACTTGGGGCGACGGCTCGACGCCGAACTCGGGTGCGATCTCGCAGGCGAGGTTGTAGGTAAACGCCCGCATGTAGCCGGGTGGAAAGTACAACTCAGTCGCCAACGATGCGGCTTGCGCCAGCTCTTTGACCGATACGAAGTGCCACTCCAAGTCCTGAGAGGGGATCGGGAACACACTCATGGTCATATTAGGGAACGAGTTGTTCACGAACATGATCTGCGGGTAGTTCGTCTGGATGTTCTTGACAGGAACACTGTCAAAGATTAGCTGGTTGACGAACTGTACGGTGTAAGACACACCGTTTGAGATGAAGTAGGTCGAGTCGAGCAACTGCACTGGGCGCAGGCCAACAAAATCACCCGTAGGGCCGATGGTGCGGGTCATCTCGTTAGCGGGCCAGGTGAACACCTGGTCCTGCGTAGCGTAAACCGAGAGGCGCTCAGTTGACCAACTGTCGATCATCTGGTTAAGCGCCGTCAGAGCATCGTTGGCTGTTTCTGCTGACGGAGTTTCACCCTCGGCTAGAACACCTAGCAGGCGTAATGCCCGATTGATCTGATCTCCCGCAGTAGCCATGTCTACTCTCCTTCGGATTCGTCGCTTGCCAGCGCGTTGCTGATGGGCTGTTCGATGGGTTGTTCAACAACTCGACGCGCATATTTACGCTTCGGTGCCGCTTCTGGTTCTACCACAGGCGTAGGCGCAGTATAACGTGTCCAGCCGTTTTTTTCATCCTGTTGGATCTCAATTTCACTGATAGCAACTTTTGCCCCATGCTGGGGGTGGACCATAACGATATTCATTTGTGCTTCCTTAAATGTGTTTCCAGGATCGACGTTTCCTTATATCGGTAATCGATTGGCGGGAAACGCCATATTTTTCAGCCAAGCTCTTTCCGGTTTCCGGGCTAACGCGAATATCCAAAACATCCTGCTCTGTCAGTTTCGCAGCGTAGCATGTTTCGCCACGTTTTCCAATCCGTTTGTGCTTAACAACTTCACCCTCGACATGCCGCCAAGAATGCCGCTGTTTAAGGCTTCCAATGGTAGACGCTTTAACATTGTAATCTGCGGCTATTGCTGCGTATGACCTAGGATCAGCGAGGATTTTTTCTGCGTCTTCTTCAGTCAGAACGGCTTTAGGATGATTCAAACCTTTAGCCCCGCGACTACGACCTTTCTGAGCCTTATCCCGCATATTGTCTGCATTAGTTCCAGACGATAAATGAGCCGGGTTGACGCAACTAGGGTTATCGCAAGAATGCAGCGCCTGCATACCTACAAGCAGATCGCCTGTGTGCAGTGCGTAGGAGTAACGATGCGCTCTATTGAATATTACGCCAGCTACTTCGCCTTTAAAAACCCCATAGCCATCTCGATCTTTTCCGCCAATCCAAAGCCAACATCCGTCGGTCTTTTTGACTTGCCGATAAAAACGATCTTCGGCTGACAGTCCTCGGAACTGCCCACTGTGGGACTTCAGTGCAACTGGCGAGCCGTACTTGCGATTACGACGCCAATGGTTAGTACAAAGACCAAGTGCGAGAACTGGGTTCTCGCACTCTTTGATACAGCACGTTGTGTAGCTCATACTGACCCCTCAAGTTAATGAGAGGTCAGTATATCACTATTTACATCGTACTGGCTATCAACCCCAGATGCGGGCGGCCATTTGTGGGCGGATTGCCCCATAACCATAGAGGATATCGACCCTTGTAGGCATTACGTCGTCATTGATATCATATTGACGTACGATACGCAGGCTGATGCCATTGTGGACAGCGCGGCTGGCCATGTCAACGCCTTGGGGCAACAGCAGGTCAGCAGTTGCGAAGGCGATGGCGTCGCGGTGGTACACCATGTTCTGAGCGTACTGAGTGCCAGCAGCGCCAACGAACACAACAGCAGCGCCGGAGGCCGGGAACGAGTCCACGGTAGCCAGAGCGTTTGCAGCGGTGTAGATCGGAGCAACAGTCACGTTACCAGCGCCAGAGCCGTTCAGGGTCACGTCAGCCAGAGCCACGAACTGGAACAGCGCGCCGGTGGACTCACGGGTCTGTGGGTTCACGGCATAGCAACCAGCCACGGTGAACACGTCACCAGCCTTGATCGTGTCGTCGTTACCAGCGCCAGTGATAGCGATGGTCGTTGCGCCTTGGACCGAGACCGATGCCGACAGGGTGCCACCAGTAGCGTCACGGCTACCGCAGGTGTGCATCTTGATCGACTGAGACATGTTGACTTCGCTGTAACCCAGCACGTCCATGCCCATCATGCCGTTCTTGAACTGGCGAGCGATCACGTCGGTGGGGTTGAAGAAGCCAGACAGACCGTTCACCAGGCCAGCGTTAGCGGCAGGGTTCACAGTAGCGTAACGAGGCGACATGGTGGCGGCGTTCTCGTTGAGCTTCTGCTGGGCTTGCAGCAACACCAGAGCGGTGGCGGGCGTGGTGCCGGGAGTACCGACCGAGTTACCAATCGTCTTATAGGCGTTGGCAACGTCAGCATCCACAGAGGAGGCCAACTGGCTGATACGAGGCTTCAGAACACGCTCTGCGAAGTCGTCCATAGACAGAGCAAGTTCGGCGCTGAAAGACACGCCGATGTGCTTCTGGCTGGAGACAGTCAGAGTGGTGTACTGCTCGTTGTCGTCCTGGGCCGACAGCGTAGCGCCGTCAGTGACCAGAGCGCGATCGGGCAGGCGAATACGCAGAGTCGAGCCGATCTTAGCGCCGTTGACGGCGAAAGAGCTGTCGTACTGACGGTTCACGTTGCGAGTGATGACGAGGTTGTTTTCCAAGATCTCCAGCGATTTGCGGGTGATCATGTCAATGGTTAGCAAGCTATTAGCCATGATGATTTCCTTTAAAAATTAGCGTACACGTTGATTCTGCATCTTCGCAATCTGGCGGCGGCGTTCGGCTTCAATCCACTCCGAGTCGCTCATGGTCTTGGTAGACCGAGGATCGGTGGTGTCAACGACACCAGTGTTTGAAATCCTGGCGCTGACCGGGCTGATAGGCGCGGGTGCAGACGAGGTTTTCTTGACCGGGGGAGCGTCGGCTAATTTAGCCTCGATCTTCCCAATCTCTTTTGCCTGCAAAAAGGGCGACAGTCGTGAGATACGATCAGCTTCCTTGGGGTTCGATCCGAGGTGGTAAGCCAACTCAGGACCAATATCCGAGGCCCGGATTGTTTCGGCCATCACATCGGTAATCTTCAACTGGGGGTTGTAGGCAACTTGGTCAAAGTCGTCGTACTTGTCCCGAGCTAAATCTTCCCGCTCGTGAAAGGCTTCCAAAATCTCGGCGTGCTGTTTGGCAGCTTCGCGCTGTTGGACCAGTTGTTGAGCACGTTTCTCGGCCAGTGCTTCCGCATAGGCTTCGGGCGACTCAAACTGCTCCGCTGGCGGCATATCTACCGGAACTTTCGGCTGAATTGCTTTAGCCTGCTGTTCACGTTCCCACTTACGCTGCTCTCTTGCGAGGCGCTTGCCGATCATCGCATCAAGTTCTGCCTGGGTGAATTTCTTCTCCTCTGGCGTCTGCTCAGCTTGATTCTCAGCTACTTCCGGCGCATTTTGTGCCTGTTCCTCAGTGGCCGTCACTTCGGTGGCTTGCGCGGAGTCAACTTCCGCTAAGGTCTGGACTTCATCAGTCATGGTTTTGAATCCTGAGATTCCCTGGTCAACCGGGCCAGTACAGTTTGATTATTGCATATTATTTGAGCAAGCACCTTGCCTGTTCAAAATCAATGCCAAGATAGTACATACCAGCCAGATATGCTGCACAACTATCCAGGCTAGCTCCTGCTGCGATCTGTGCCCTGTACGCCTCGACCTCGTACTTGAGTCTGCACTTCCGGCAGAACAGGTATCTGAACCAGAACTTCAGTACACCATCTTCCACCATCTGACGTTGATGCACTTCCTCGTGGACATGCAGAGGCTTGTTGCCCCTGCAATTCTTACGAATGAACATCAGGTTAGGCAAGGGTGTGAAGCCAGCAACAGGAAAG